ATCGCCGACATCGAGAAGCGCCAGCCCGACCGGATCATGCTAGATCTCCTCGCCTATCACGAGCGGGATCCGTTCGACAAGCTGCGGATGGAGACGGTGCAGTTTCAGGAGTTCTTCGCCCGCCAGTTCGAGAAGCTGGCGCACGACCAGGGGCTGACGATCAACATCGACGACCACAAGCCGACCACCGACAAGGATCTGCGCATCATCCGCCTGCAGCCGTGGCTCAAGAACGGCTGGATCCGCCTCAAGCGCGAGCATCGCGAGCTGGTGCGCCAGCTGGTCTACTACCGCCCCGGCAACCGCGGCGGCCATGATGACGGCCCGGACGGGCTGGAGATGCTGCTGGGGTTGTGCGAGGCGGGGCTTTACGGCGCCGCCGTCGCGCCGCCCAGGGACGAGGAGCAGAAAAAAGCCCACTACCACGCCGAACGACCCCAGGGGTTGATGGGCCGCATGTTCAGCGGCCGGAGGAGATAGATGAAATTATTTTTCAGCAATAAGAGCTTCGAGAGCGCCGTCGATCGCATCGTCCAGGAGCGGCTGCCGGCGGCGGTGAGCGATCAGATCAGCATGATCGGCTGGCGCAAGCTGACCGGCGCGCCGACCCGCGAACTGCCGATGATGGACCAGGCCCGCGCCCTCGAGGTCGCCTACTGGCTCTGGAAGACCAACCCGCTGGCCAAGTGGATCATCGAGGTGACCACCGCCTTTGTGACCGCCAAGGGGTTTCCGGTGACCGCTAAGAACGACGAGGTCGCCGAGGTTTTGAAAAACTTCTGGGAGGACCCTGTCAACCGCATGGATATCCACTGGGACAACTTCGTGCGCGAACTGGGAATCTACGGCGAGCAGTGCTGGCCGATGTTCGTCGCCGAGCAGACCGGCCGGATCCGACTCGGCTACGTCGACCCGGCCTATATCCAGGAGGTCCTGCCGGACCCGCACAACGTCAAGATCAAGCTCGGCCTGACGGTCGGCAGCCATGACGGCACCGCGACTCCGCGCCGGCTGCAGATTGTGCTCGACAGCGAAAACGAGGACTTTCTCTCTCCTGAAGGCCGCCAGCTGCGCGAGAGTTTCACCGATGGCGAGTGCTTCTTCTTCACGGTCAACGCCCTGACCAACGAGATGCGCGGGACGTCCGACCTGTTCACCCAGGCCGACCATCTCGAGGCCTACGAGCAGTTTCTGTTCGACAGCGCCGAGAAGTATGCCCAGTTCAACAGCTTTTTCTACGACATCACCGTCAAAGACGCGACTGAGAAAGAACTCGAGGAGAAGCGGAGCAGCTACCAGCCGCCGAGGACCGGCGAGGCGTTCATTCACAACGAAAAGGTCACGGCCGAGGCGGTCGCCCCGGAGATGAAGGCGTCCGACGCCGACAAGGCGGCCCGGCTGCACCGCAACCATATCCTCGGCAGCCTGGGGATCCCCGAGCACTGGTACGGCGGCGGCGGCGACGTCAACCGCGCCACGGCGGCCGAGATGGACGCCCCGGCCCGCAAGATGATCGAGGCCCGCCAGACGAAGACCAAGAACATGCTCGATCTGATGTTCGACATCGTCATCGGTCGGGCGGTCGAGGCCGGTTATCTGCGCGGCGTGCCGGAGGATGAGCTGTACAGCTACGAGGTGCAGACCCCAGAGATCTCCGACAAGGACGTCGCCAAGCTCAGCACCATGCTGCAGCAGACCGCCACAGCGCTGACGGTCGCCGAAACCCAGGGCTGGATCGGCAAGGGCGAGGCCGCCAAGGCGTTTGCCTATTTCCTTGCCTTCGTCGGCTACGAATACGACCCGGACGAGCAGGATGCCGCGCCTGAGTACCAGGACTACAAAGACAAGCAAACCCCGCCGGAAAAACCGGCCGACGGGGAGGATGCCGCCTAGATGGCCAGAGTCACCGACGAGATTCTGCGGCTGCTCAAGCAGAAGGATCAAAAGATCCTTGACGGCCAGACCGCGCTCGCCGGGCTGCTCGGCGATGTGCGCCGGCAGATCCTCGACGAGCTGCAGTCGGTGACCGGCGAGAGCTACGCCGCCTACCACCTGCGCCAGAACCTGGCCAGCATCGAGCGCCACCTGCGGACCTTCGAGACGGCCGCGACCTGGGAAATCTCCCGGCAGATCGGCGACGCCTGGACCGGCGGCGAAGAGATGGTGCTCTCGACCGGCCGGGTGGGCGGCCTGTTTCTGGCATTCGGCCACATCCCCGAATCGGTGCTGCAGACGCTGCAGGACTTCGGCATGCACAAGATCTCCGGCCTGGCCGGCGACACCTTCAACAAGGTCCGCGGCGAACTGAGCCTGGGGATCCTCGGCCAGAAAACCCCGCACCAGGTGATGACCGCGATCGCCGGCAGCCTCGAGTCGCCCGGAGTCTTCAAGAGCATCGAGGAGCGGGCCCGGGTGATCACCCAGGTCGAGATGGGCCGGGCCTACAGCCAGGCGACCCAGCTCGGGCTGGAAGCGGCGGCGCAGAGCGTGCCGGAGCTGGGCAAGCAGTGGTGGCATGCCGGGCACCCCAGGCAGCCGCGCATGAGCCACCTGGCGCTGCACGGCCAGATCCGCAAGATCGACGAGCCGTTCCTGGTCGGCAGTCTGATTATCCGCTTCCCCAGGGACCCCAAGGCCCCGGCCAGCGAGGTGATCCGCTGCGGCTGCGAGGTGGTGCCATATCACCCCAACTGGGGCGACGAGGCGCTGCCGATTTTCAACGAGCGCGGACGGGAGATCGCCCGGCGCGGACCGCGCACCGGCGACGAGGAGCCGCTGGTCGGAAAATTCGCCCTGGGTCAACGCAACCGAAAAAGCCCGCCCGATGGCAGCGGCAACCGGAGTTAGGGGCCTTGTAAACGTTTATAAACGCCTTTACGGGCATATCTTGGGGCGGGCGCGACCCGCAAAACGCAAAAGGAGAGCGACATGGCACAGACCATCAAGGGTGAGTATCTCAAGGGACTGAAATTCACTGGCAGCACCCCGAAGAAAGAAAAAACCGAATCCGGCGAAAAAATCCGCCACATCCCGTTCGAGCGCGATCTGAAACCAGGCGACGTGCTCGATGCAAAAGTGACCAAAGCCGGACTGGCTATCGTCACCGCCGACGGGCACAAGCACATTGTCGAAGTGACGACCGCTCAGCGTAAGCAGCTCGAGGCCGACCTGGCAAAAGACCAGGGGTCCGACACCCCGGCAGCCTGACGCCGGCATTCCAGGGAGGCAAGAGATGGCACTGAGCTTTAATCAGATCCGCGACCTGGTGCACCAGGCGCTCGAAAAAGCCCATAAGCTCAAGCAGGGGAGCTGGCTCTACGTGACCGACCTCTACGAGGACGCGGTGGTCTACGAGATCGAAGGGCCGCAGGGCAACAAGGGGCCGCTCTACTACAAGCGCACCTACGCCATCGAGGAAGGCAAGGTGGCGCTCGGCAACCCCGAGGCGGTGCAGCGCAAGGTTGAGTATTTACCGATGCAGGCCGCATCAAGAATCATGGCCGCAGTTGGCGAGAAGGATGACCAGGACTACGGCTACGTCTGGCGCGTTCAGGTCAACGAGTATGGCCTCGGCAAGGACGGCCGTCTCAACTGGACTCGCGACCCGCTGGTGGCGGCGATCCCGCTGATCGAAGGCTGCCGGGTGTTCGCCCTCAACGAGAGCCAGCACCAGGCGTCGAGCCGGCCCTTCGGGAAATCCACCAAGGAGATCGTCGGCTGGCTGCAGAACGTCAGCGACACCGGTACCGGCATCGAGGCCGACTTTTACATCCTGAAGAGCGCCAACACCCAGTGGTTGCGCGACGCCCTGGTCGATTCGTTCGAGCGCGGCAAGCCCGACCTGCTGGGTCTGAGTTTCGACGCCATGGGCAAGACGGTCAACCGCGTGGTGGCCGGCAAACGAGTCAAGGAACCGGTCGAGATCAGCCGCGTCGAAGTCGACGTGGTCTACGACCCGACCAATAACGGAAAGTTTATTCGCATGGCCGCGGCTGTCGGCCAGGAAGGAGACGCAGAGATGTTCCAGAAACTGTTGGCCGCGCTCAAAGCGAAGCGGGCCGATCTGTACACGCAGATCACCGAAGGGATGGACGCGGGGACGATGACCGAGGACGAGGCGATGAGCCTGGTCGCGGCCGCCACCGTGCAGGAATCAGGCGGCGACGCCGACAACGAGAAGCTGGTCGCGGCGGTGCTTGACGGCATGAAGTCGCTGCTGTCGACCGACGGAAACGCCGGCAAGGAGCTCAAGGAGATGCGGATCATGGCCGCTGGCATGACCCTCGATCGCGAGCTGTCCGCCAGCAAGCTGCCTGACAAAGCCCAGGATCAGCTGCGCAAGCGCTTCGGCGGCCAGGAATTCAAGCTCGAGGATCTGCAGGCGGCGATCAAGGAGACCAAGGAGTTCATTGACGATATCACCGGTGGCGGCGGCGTGCGCCACGCCGGCGACATCCGCATCGTGCGCGGCAGCTCCGAAAAGCTGCAGGCAGCCGTCGACAAGCTGTTCGGCGTCCATGTCGACGACCAGTTCGGCGACGTGGCGCCGATGAAGTCGCTGCGGGGCGCCTATGTCGAGATGACCGGCGACACCGAGGTGCGCGGCTATCTCTCGCCCGAGCAAACCCAGCGGCTGCAGGCGGCCTACGGGTCGACCACCTTCAGCTACGTGCTCGGCAACACCCTCTACCGGCGGATGGTCCAGGACTACCGCGAGCAGTCCGACTTCGGCGTTTCGCGCCTGGTCGGCAACAACATCCGCAATGCCGTCGACTTCCGCACCATGGAGAGCGTCCGTATCGGCTACTACGGGGACCTGCCCGACGTCGATCCGGAGAACGTCGACTATCCGGATCTCGGCGAGCTCGGCGACGAAGAGATCAGCTACGCCCTCAATCAGAAGGGCGGCATCATCACCATCACCCGCAAGATGATCATCAACGACGACATGCGCGTCGTGCAGAAGATCATCAGCCGCCTGCCGCGCGCCGCGCGCCGCACCCTGGCCAAGCGCTGCTGGGCGCCGTTCATCAACAATGCCACCTACAAGGGGGACAACAAGGCGATCTTCCACGCCGACCACAACAACCTCGGCACCACCGCCTACGGCATCGCCTCGGCGCTGGCGGCAAAAACCGCCATGGCTCAGCAGACCGAACCGGAGTCGGGCGAGCGGCTGATGCTGCGGCCGGTGACGGTGGCCTATCCCTCGGAGCTGTACGGCATCGTCAAGAACGTCAATACGTTCCAGCCGCAGGCGGTCACTATCGACAACGGCAACAACATGTACGGCTTCTTCAAGCCCGAGGGTTTGATCGAGTGCCCGTTCATGGTCGACGCCACCGACTGGCTGATGTTCGCCGACCCGAACGAGTGCGAGATCCTCGAGCTGGCGTTCCTCAACGGCCAGCAGGAGCCGGAGATGTTCGTCGCCGACCAGGCCGCCGTCGGTCAGATGTTCGTCGCCGACAAGGTGCAGTACAAGATTCGCCACGAGTATGAATGCGAGCCGGTTGACTTCCGCGGCGCCTACAAAGGCGTTGTGGCCGGCTAGACCGACTGAACCCTGACCCCGGGGGCCGGGTCGCGGCCCCCGGGATTTCAAAAACGTTTTGAGGTCCGGTCAAATCAACGACATTTAACGGAGGATACGATGCGACATTTGAAAGGTTTCTCTCTGATTCTCACCTTGGCGCTGGTGTTGATGACTTGCACTTACGCGCCGGCTGCCACCACCAATCCCGGCCCGGGCAGCTCCGGCTACATGGTGCTGCCGCTCACCTTCGACGCCACGGTGACCACCGTCTCGGCGCCGGTGATCGCGCGCCTCAAAATGCCGTTCCCGGCGACCGTGGTCGGCGTGAGCTGCTCCACCGAAACCGCCGACTACGCCAGCACCGACGAGGCCTACACGATCGACGTCCTGGAGGGCGGTACGACGATCCTCTCCGATCCGATCGACATGGTTGCGGCAGACACGGTTTACGACGGCACGCTGGCCGACACGACCCTTGCGGACGAATCGGTGCTGACGGTCGTCCTGGATGTTTCAGGCACCACGCCGAGCGTCACCGGAGTGTCGGTGCTCCTTGTGCTCAAGCGATTGTGACCGCAGGTTGAATTTTGAACGACAAAGAGGCCGGTTGTGGCCGGCCTCTTTTGAGTTGAGCGTTCAACCCCGGAGGATTTATGCCCCTGCTTGACCTGGTGAAAAGCAAAACCAAAGACGACAGCGGCCGGTTGACCGACCTGGACGACTATCTGCCGGCGATCGACGCCGCGCTGGAGAAGTACTCCGGGCACCGGCCCAAGGAGCTGGTCGCGGATCTTGCCGGCGCCGACAGCCGCGACCTGGACCTGCCGGCGAGCTACGTCGATGGGTTCTCGACCATTACCGCCGTTGAATATCCGATCGGTGAGGTCGAGCCGAGTTTGGTCGATGCCGACGATCGGCGCCTCTACCGCGACCCCGCCGGAATCAAGCTGCGGCTGTTCGATATCGAGGTCCCGGTCGGAGAGTCGGTGCGCCTCACCTACACCGCGCCGCGCTTCGAGGCCGACATCGTCCCGGGCGACGGCGACGCGGTGGCCTGCCTGGCCGCTTCGATCTGCCTGCGCACCCTGGCGGCGATCTACGGCCAGACCTCGGACCCGACCATCCAGGCCGACGTGGTCAACTACCGCAGCAAGGCCGACGAATTCCGCCGCCTGGCCGACGCCCTCGAGGAGCGGTACCGCACGCACCTCGGCATCGACAAGAACGGCTCGGCCCCGGCCGCCATGACCCTGGCATCGCCCAGCCGCCGTCACCGCGGCCGGCTGACGCATTGAGGCAAGCATGAAAACTGTCGAGAAGCGCATCGAGGTGCGCACTAACAGCGACTTTCACGAATTCATCGATTTCACCCGGGACTCGGCGGACCTGGACGTCTCCGGGTACCAGTCCCGGATCAAGCTGATCGCCCGGGACGGCAGCGAGCTGGTCTCGATCGACGGAGTCCCGGACCAGGCGCTCACCAAGCGCCACTGGTATGACGAGCTGCAGGCGTCCATGGCCGGTCTGCCACTAACCGGCGGAGTGACCTGGCTGCTCTTCACGATCGATACCGACGGCAAGCTGCAGATCCCGATGGGCGGTCCGGTCGACGTTAAGGGGGGAGTGCTCTATGGGGTTTAACTGTGCGCTCGATCTTGAGTCGCTGGCGATGGCCGAGACCGGTCTGCCGCTGGCGGTGGTCGATCTCCCCGAAGAGGCGGGGCTGCAGGTCGCCAAGGGCTACGTGCTCGACAGCGACGGTAATTTTATCGTGGACAGCAACGGCAACCGGATTGTCTGGAGATGAACATGAAGCGCCTGATTCTGATCGTGATACTGCTGATGTCGACGCCGTGCTGGGCGGCGGATTCGTTTATCAATGCCTATCCCAACATCACGAACCCGGCCGGCACGGATGAATATCTCCTTGAAACAGCGCCCGGGACACGCAACATCACCCAATCGGCTCTGGACGCCTACCTGGCCACTCTATTCGCGCCGCTCAGCCACGCACTCGACCTCGACAATCCGCACAGCGTGACCCCAGCGCAGATCGGGCTCGGCAATGTCGACAACACCGCCGACGCCGACAAGCCGGTCTCGGCTGCTCAACAGGCCGCGCTGGACGGCAAGGAAGATGCGCTGGTCTGCGATGACGGGCAGATCAAGAAATGGTCCGGCGCCGCGTGGATCTGCGCGGCGGATAGTGGCGGCGGTGGGACCGCAGCGACGACTTCGGCCGACACGACCAATTTCGATGGCAACCTCTCGGCGGCCGACGACACTGTGCAGAAAGCGTTAGAGACTCTTGATGAGTTGTCCGGAGGTGCCGGGACTGACGACCAGACTGCAGCAGAGGTCCCTTTCTCCCCAAACGGCAGTATATCGGCAACCGATACGCAGGCAGCCATTCAGGAGGTCAGGGACGAGGCCGCCACGGCAGCCCAGGGGGCGACGGCGGATAGCGCAGTTCAGCCCGCTGACACAACCGGTTGGGACAAGAATGCCGCTGACGATTTTGATGGTGCGTATGGAAGTCTGTCAGGCACTCCGACCCTTGGGACGGCAGCAGACAACGACGAAGGTGATTTTGAATCCTCGTCATCCAATGATTTCGACCCTGACCGATTGGCCGGTGACACGGCCGATGACAACCTGATCGATGAAGCGATCATCTCCGGAGCCATAGCGCGGGACTCTGAATTGCCGGTATCCGGAGTAGACTTTGATCCGGTCGGAACCGACAACAGCACGGACGAACTTACTGCTGACGAGCTTGCAGCCATGCAAGCGGCCACGGCAGGTCCCAATCCACCAACCGGGGCCAACCCTGTGGCCACACAAGCCGATATTGCCGCTGCTGGCGGCGGAGATATTACCGGGGTGACGGCAGGCGCTGGATTGTCCGGCGGCGGCGATTCAGGAAGCGTGACGATCAACATCCCCGATCAGGGAAGCGTTACCCCTGGAGCGTATACCAACGCGGATGTGACCGTTGACCAGCGCGGCATCATCACGGCTGTGGCAAACGGGACGGGTGGCGGTGCCGTTACTAGTGTTCATGGTAGAACAGGCGATGTTGTAGAAGACCCAGGAGACTATACAGAGCTTGATGCCCTTCGGGTTAATGATTCCTCGGATAATTCAAGTTATGCGTTTGAGGCTTCCGGGTCTGGCACAACTATGCCCTTTTACTTGCTTCACTCAATAACAACAGGTTCCGGGGCCGTCGGAAACATAGTCCCGTCAATCTTCCAATACGGGTATACCGCAACCGATCTAGCAACGTCTCAGCTTGATCTTGGCTTGTATTCGCAGATGAATTTCGGTGGCGGAAGCGCGACTGCTGCAGTCGGCACCGCTCATGCTTTGTCTGTGCAGACTGATGTAACAGGTAACGGCGACTCAAATAATGAGCATGCCGCCATGTTCGGAACATTGGTTTATGACATAGGAACGGGGTTCACACAATCAGCCGGTCCTTCTGGCCGGGGGTGGTTTAGTGATTGGGCGACACAGGGGCCTGTCGCTGTGCAGCCCGACCTGCTAAACGGAATCACCTACGTTCATAACAATTACTATAATGGAGACCCTGCTGACTCGCCCTCTGGTGCGATGTGGCTTTTGACTGAACAGGGGAAGGGTGGCGGTGCAGCAAGCCATTCCGGGAAATCAACCTACCCCGTAGATGTAGGGCTAGGCATCCTTGGAACTTCGGTTGGGGGGACCGATGAAGGGTTTAATAAAGCAATCCAAATCGGGGGGCATGGTTCTGGATGGTTGTCTAATTCCTATGAATCTCTCTTGGGGACCGGAATAGACGCCACGGATTATCGAGATTACGGGATATATTTGCATGGCATAACCGCTGGAGGTTCACCGGGGAACGCAATCCAGGTCGATGCAGACGCAGGCGGTGTTGTTATAAACAGCACACTGGATATACCAAGCGGTTCTTCTTTGCCTGGATCGTGTTCTGGTTCGCAGATTTTTAAAGTGACCTCTGGCTCAGCCGGGCAAACGCTCTATTCTTGCGAGGGTGGCGCATGGGTTGCTGTAGGCGGTGGGTCTGGTGGTAGTTCAGGGCTAGAATTTACCGACCCCTTCACTGGCTCGAATGATGATCCTCCCTATACCGGGTATTGGGGCACGCCAACAACCACAGGGGACACAGGGTCTGGCATTACTATCCAATCCAACCAGCTTAGGCTAAGAGCTATCAGTGAAACCCCAAGCACATACCGAAACGCAGAAGTACGAACTGTCTCTGGTGGGGTTTTGATTATAGGGGGTGGGACAAACGTCGGGTTCGACCTTGAGTCTACTCCGGCAACGACTGTAGCTACGGCTCTTTTCCGGCTGTATATCGTTAGTGTAGTGAATACAAGCGAATACATTTACTTGCAGATCAATGGCAATGGAACAACCGGATATACGGTATCAGTTTATGATAAGGGGGATTCTTTAATAGACAATAATAATGCAGTAAGTTTTTCGACAAGCGATACGGTCGGAGTTTCTTTTGACGACGCAAGCACAGTCACCATTTCTAAAAATGGTTCTCCAATCAGCCAAATAACGTCCTTAGCATTCACCGCATCTCTTGATTATGGCGCGTATGTCAAGATCGGCTGTTATAACGACACCACAAGCACCTATGATTATGTGATCGACAATTTTGATCTCAGTGCTCCGCCTCCGGATATCGTTCTTCCGGGGAGCAACCTGCAAGTACTTTATAACGGGTCAGGCTCTCTTGCGGCGTCATCGAGTATTTATATTGACGATCCAAAATTTACTACTTACCACGGAATGACCATAAAAGATGATACCACCACCAGCTACAATCAATGGGCCGCAGGTGATTCAGCCGCCGCAGCGCCTTATTTTCGGATGATAAAATCTCGCGGTACCGTAGCAAGTCCAACAGCGGTTCTGGACGGTGATTTTTTAGCCTTATTCAACGCTGGTGGAGCCTATGCAAACGATACATTTGATGTTCGTGCTTTTATGGATATTCAGGCTACGGAGGATTGGGACGGTTCCGGGCAAGGGTTTGATGTCAGTCTTAGAGCTAAACAAAATGGAACGACATCGGGGTCGACAGACAGGCTTGGTTTGCCGAATGATGGTGGCATACAACTTTTTGATGTCGGAAGTAGGCCTGCTTGTGATTCTGCCCACCAATTTACGATTTGGACGGAGGCACTAAGCGGCAGCGGCGACGACACCGTCGAGATATGCACCCAGCAAAATGGCGGGTCATACGCCTGGGTTTCTATGATTTATAACCCATAAGGAGTCGTCATGAACCTCCGCGGATCCATCCATACCTCCGGCCCGCTGCTCCAGGGTCAGGGCCCGGTCATCGTGCAGAAGCACGTCGAGCGGTTCGTCACCGAGGCGGTGACGTTTCTGCAGCGCGAGGTCGAGCTGCTCACACCCCAGGGGGTGTCCGGCGCCCAGGGCGGCCTGCTTGGATCGATCCAGCACGAGGTCCAGGGGCGCGGTACCGCCATGGTGCGCGGGGTCGTCGGCACGGCCAGCCCCTACGGCGAGGTGGTCGAGCGCGGCCGCCGCCCGGGGCGCGGCATGCCGCCGAAGGGGGTGCTGGTCGACTGGATCGCGCTCAAGTTCGGCATCCCGGTCGATATGGCGCAGCGGATCGAGTTCGTGGTGCGGCGCAAGATCGCCCGCAAGGGGACCAAGGGCGCGCACATGTTCGAGCGGGCGCTGAACGGCAATATCTCCCGGCTGCAGGGCATGGCTCAGCGGCAGGGACTCAGACTGGAGGTGGATCTCAATGGCTGACACTTACTTCGACATCCTGGCCGACATCATCGCCAAGCTCGGCGAGATCGCCGGGGTCGGCAAGATTCACGACCACCAGCGGCAGATCTATGACCAGGCCAAATATATCGCCGCCTTCAAGGACAGCGACGGCCGGATCCGCGGCTGGGAGGTGACCCGGGGTCCGGTGACCGAGCACAACCGAGGCCCGTTTTTCCGTCATCACCGGTTTATCCTGCGCGGCCACCTCGGCCTCGAGGACGCCGCCGCGACCGACAAGCCGTGGCAGGCGCTGATCGACACCATCTGCGCCAAGTTCCGCAACGCCGACCCGGCCGACCTGACCGCCGCCTGGGGTTATTACAACGGCGACAGCGGCGAGGAAGCCCCCTGCCAGGTGCCGGTCAACGACCAGCGCGTCTTCGGCCAGGTGCTCTGCCACTACGCCGAGATCCATCTTTCCGTCACCGAACGCATTGTCGCTTAGAAAGGAGTATCGACCATGAGCAAAAAAAACGAAACGCCCGCCCCGGCGCGGGAGGGCAAACTCAACCTGAACGACGCCAGCACCACCAAGGTCGTCGGCAAGCCGGCCGCGCCGGCCAAAACCGGAGGTGACCAATGAGAACCAAGCGCCGCGTACTGGCCGCCAAGATCGAGGCCGTCGAGGGGACCCCGGAGGCGTTGACCGCTGACGAAACCGGGCTGATCGCCAAGGAGGCGAACTACACCCCGGATATCAGCATGCTGCCCCGGGACGTGATCATGGCGAGCTTTTCCAAGCTGCCGGATCTCGCCGGCAAGAAGATGGCCTCGATTCGCATCGTCGCCGAGATCGTCGGCCGGGGCACCGCCTACGCCGCCAACAACCTGCCGTTTCTCTCGCCCTACCTGCGGGCCTGCGGGCTGGCCGAGGCGCTTGATGTGACCCCGGCGAGCGAGAAGGTCACCTATACCCGGGCCAGCCTCGGCCATCCGTCGCTGACTCTCGGCTTCATCGATCCGGACGATGCCGCCGGGGCGGTGCTCAAGCTGATCGCCGGCGCCCGCGGCCAGCTGAAGATCCTCGGCAAGACCGGCGAGGCGCTGTTCGCCGACATGACCTTCATGGGCGCTTACCAGGCCATCGCCGACGGCGCGGCGATCACGCCGAATATCAGCAACGTCAACCCGCCGCAGCTGCTCGCCTCGCTCTTTACGACCGGGGGGTATTCGCCGGTGGTGCAGAGCTTCGAAATCGACCTCGGCAACAAGCTGTCCGGCCGCGAGGATCTGAACTCCGCCAGCGGCTACAAGAGTTTCGTCATCACCGATGGCGATACCCGGGGCCGGATGCAGACCGAAATGGTCAAGGTTGCGACCCACGACTATTACGGGCAGCTCAACGCCGGCACCCTGGGGGCGCTGAACGTCGGCCCGATCGGCCCGGCTCAGTACAACAAGGTGCAGCTCACCGCGCCGAAGCAGCGCATCACCAGCGTGCAGGAGACCGAGGTCGAGGGGCACATGGCGCTCGACTGCGGGTTCCAGTTGGCGATGGATGCCGGTGATGACGAGTTCGTGCTGGAGTTCAGCTGACGGCCGTGAAAGGTAAAAGGTGAAACGTGAATAGTAACGTCAAGAGCTACACCATCGGCGATCACGCCTTCGAACAGCGCAAGCTGGTCTGGGGCCAGGAGCTGCAGATCCGCGAGCTGTTTCGCGACCTGAATCAGGGATTGACCGACCAGCAGCAGGGTATCGACCTGCTGCAGGTCCTTGAGCCGGTGCTGCCGCGTTTCTGCGCGATCGTGCTGCGCGAGCCTGGCAAGCTGCTGCGGGAGAAAGACCTGGCCGATCTGACCGCTTATCTCGAGGAGACGATCGACACGGCCACGGCGGCCGCAGTGGTGAACGATTTTTTGGCCTGTACCCCGCTCGCGGAGACGTTGGAGGCGATGACCAGCCTGGTGACGGCGATCGGGGGGATGATTGTGACCCGGCCGAGCTCATCGAGCGCTGCGTCTGCAGCCTTAGCGGAGGAGACATCACCCGCCGGGACGCTATCCTCTGGGGCTATACCCCGGATGAGTGCCGAATCTACCTCGAAGAGCGAGGCCGGGAACGCATCTTCCGAGAGTCGGTGATCGCCCTGGCGCGGGGCTTCGGCGTCAAGAGCGCCCCGCAGCCGGGCCAGATCCGTCGCGACCAGCCGCTTGGCGGCTACTGCGGCGGGGCCGATCTCGAGGAATGCCGGCGGATGTTCGGCGCTAACCTGGCGCGCATCTGCGCCACCTGCCCGGACTAGAAGTCCGGCTTTGCCAGTCACCAATCACTCGTCACCAGTCACGGGTTTTATGAGCAATCGCGTTCAAATCATCTTTGATGCTGTCAATCGAACCGAGCAGGCGGTCAAGACGATCGAGTCCGATGTCAAGGGTCTTGGTGGGGTCGTTTCTGGTGTCAGCAAGGCGTTCGTCGCCCTGGGCGGCGTGATCGGCACGCTGGCGGTGGCGCGCTTTGCCGGCGACCTGCTCGACGTGCAGATTGCGCTGGATCGCATTCATAATGCCCTGACAGCCGCGACCGGCAGCGCCGAGGCGGCCGAAGTCGAATTCGGCTTCGTGCGCTCCGAGGTCAAGCGCCTCGGGCTCGACCTGGAAGCCGCCGCCGGCGGTTTCTCGCAGCTGGCGGCAGCTGCACGCGGGACCGGAGTTTCCGGAGAGCAGGTCCGGGAGATATTCACGGCTATTTCCGAGGCGTCGACGGTCATGGGACTGTCGGCTGCCGATACCAACGGCGCGATCCGCGCCCTCTATCAAGTGATGAGCAAGGGCACCGTCCAGGCCGAGGAACTGCGCGGCCAGCTTGGCGAGCGAATCCCGGGGGCTTTTAATATCGCCGCCCGGGCGATGGGCGTGACCACGTCGCAGCTCAACAAGATGCTCGAGCAGGGACAACTCCTCTCCGCCGACTTTCTACCCAAGTTTGCCGCCCAGCTGCGCCGGGAGTTCGCCGACGCCCTGCCGACGGCGCTGCAATCGACTCAGGTCAGCGTCAACCGCTTGCACACCGCATGGTTCGAGCTGAAGGCCGGTCTCGACCAGAGCGGCTTCGGCGCAGCGGCCCGGGACGGCATCGACGCTTTAGCCGGCGCGATCGACCGTTTGCGCAAGGCGATTAAATCAACAAAAGCTGAAGATCTCCAGGCCCTGCAGCTCGAGCTGCAGAACACCCTCGAGCAGATGACCGCCCGCGAAGGCTACCCCGAGTGGATGCAGAAGTTCTGGGGTGACCTTGAAGGGCACGCCGATGAACTGCGCGAGAAGATCGCGGCCCTGAAAAAGGAGATGAAAACTGGCGAACCAGGAGGATCTGAGGGGGGCGGTGGCGGTTCTGGCAAGAAAGCCTTAACCAAGGAAGAGGCCGAAAAGCTCCGCAAGGCGCTGGCCGGCCTGCAGCTCGACGTCAAGAAGACCGGCCTCAACCAGTTCGACGCCAAGATCGCCGATATCAACGCCAAGGCGGCCGAGCTGACCCGCCAGTTCGGCGAACTGGGTGAGATCGAAACCTGGCGCAAGACGCGGATCGGCGCGATCGAGACCGACCGCGAGCTGGCCAAACTCAAAACCACCGCCGCCGGCCTGGAGGAGAGCATCTCGGGCGTCACGGCCGAATTCAGCCTGTTTGTGCAGGACCTCAGTCTTACCCCGGATGTCATGACCGACATAACCTCCGGGCTGAAGCTCTTTGACAAGGACATGCAGGAGACTGCCGACAAAGTCGGCGTGAGCTTCGAGGATATGGAAAACGCCGTCGAGGGCTGGGGCAGCAACTTCAGCGCCCAGCTGACCGATGCGGTCTGGGCGGCGGATGTTTCCTTCGCCTCGATCGCCGAGAGTTTCGGCCGCATGCTGACCCAGATGGTGCTGCAGAAAACCGTTGTCGAGCCGCTGCTCGGCGGCGGGCTTAATTTTCTCGGTGGGTTGTTCGGGGCTGGATCCGCGGCGCCAACCGGCGGAACCTTCACCTCGAGCATCGATGCGTCTCATTTCTCCCTCGCACCGGCACACCACGCCGGCGGCAAGTTCGTCGCACCGATGTTCCACGCCGGCGGGCTGGCCGGCGACGAGGGCTTCGCGGTGCTGAAAAAGGGCGAGGTGGTGTTCGACCCGGACCAGACCAAGCTGGTCGAGGGTCTGTCGAAGCTTGGCAACGCCGGCAGACAGCAGCCGATCGTCAATATCATCGGTGCGCCGAGCACGCCGCAGGTGCGACCAAGCGCGGAGGGTAACGGTGTCGACGTGATCTTCGAGCAGATCGAGACTCGGCTCGGCGCCCGGGTCGCCGAGGGACGCGGCCCACTCGCCAGGGCGGTGACCGGATCCGGCAACCTCAACCCGGCGAGGAGCAGGTTTTGATGGGGTCCTGGCCGGTCACCCTGCCGGCGCTGCTTGCGCCTGGCTACCATATCACTCCGCAAGGGGCGAGCGTCGCCGATGCCGGCCCGGCCGGAACCGCCGGCCGGGAGCGGACCGCGAGTCCGGTCGACATCGTCGCGGCCCGAGCCATATTCGATCACGACGAGATGGCGACCTTCGAGGGCTGGCATCTGCATTTGCTGGCGGCCGGCGCTAACTGGTTCACGATCGGCCTGCAGTTCGGCAGCTCATTTGCCGACGTCCAGGCCAGGTTCGCCGGCGAGGGGACTTTTGATGCCCGTCTGGTTTCGCCGAACGTCTGGGAGGTGAGCTTTGAGCTTGAGGTGCGGCCGGCATGATCGCCTGGGAGAATTACCTGCCGGCCCCCGGCTGGACCGGCTACGGATTCCGACCGCTCGGCGCGCTTGTCCGCACGCCGATGGAGGCCGGGCCGGATCGGGTGCGGCGGGTGCTGGTGACAGTCCCGGTCGAATTCAGCGTTCCATTTCAGTTCACCTCGGCGCAGTGCGACACGTTTTGGGGGCTGTACCGCGACGAGTTTCGGCACGGCGCCGAGCCGTTTCAGATCGATCTGCGCACCGGGCTCGGGATGGCAACTCACGAGATCTACCAGCTGACCGTCGGCTCTCTCGATCGCGAGGGAGCAAACTGGTGGCGGGCCAGGCTGACCATGCGCACCCTGACCCGTAACGTCCTGACCGCCGGCCAGTCCGAACTGGCGGCTCAATATCCATTGAGCGAGATCGAGAGCGTCAGCTCCCGGCTGCACACGCACCTTCACGAGGACCTGCCCGGTCCGTTTGCCTGGTAAGGAGTTTCGCCATGTTTCAACGTTTTCTGTTCCTGCTGCTGTCGCTGGCCCTGATCTGGTCGCCGGCCTTCGCGTTGACACCGACCGAGGCGATGGATCAGCTGATCACCGACAGCGCGATCCTGCACAACGTCATCCACGGCGCCGCGAACTCGGATGTCACCACCGAGGGGGGCGACGTGCCGACTCTGGCGAAAGCGCTGGCCAAGCTCTCGGGGTTCAACCCGACCGGAGATTATGCTCACTCGACGAGCTACAACGTGCTCGACCTGACGGTCGACGCATCTGACGAAGGGGGTAACGGCGCCGGGACGGTCTACATCGCCCTGTCGACCTTCACCTCGGGGGACGGTACGGCGGGTCAGCAGCTCTCTGATGAGATTGCGGCTGGCAAGTGGATGGTGCATCAGGGGCTGACATCGGTTGATTTTTCTAGCAGCCTCATGTTGCGGGTCGCTAATTATGCCGCCGCTCAAGCTCTGACGGGGCTCTCTGACGGTCAATTGGTTATCGTCGGTGATCGTACGGCTGTGGGTAGCGGCGCCGGCGGCGTCTTTATGTTCAAGTCGGGTAATTGGACTGCCGAGGTTTCGGCGGATACTCAGAAAGGCATATTTTTACCCCTGTCGAGCGACACGGATGGGTCAGAGGGGTGTCTTGTCAGACAATATGCCCCCAGGGTGCTTGATACGTCATGGTTTGAGATTGCTGGTGACGGATCGACCAATGACACGGCGGCCATGAATGCCTATATGTCAGTCGTAAAAATCACCAGCAAGGTTGCCTATTTCCCTGAGGGGACCTTCCTTGTTAACAGCGAGACGACCGATGGTTATTGCCTTGAGTTTCCGGACGGCGTGGAGATCAGGGGGGCCGGCAAGGGCCGCACGATTTTCAAGCGGGACCCAGCTGGCACAGCAAACGCTGACATCGCCAGAGTCGAAAACGACGCATCCGCAGCGGTGGACACCATCGTCGCCAATTATGTCAAAGTCTCCGGGATAACATTCGATGGGTCGGATAAAGTTCAGCGCGATTTTTATCCGCGATCTGTCGGCAATCTGCTCATCGAAGATTGTGAATTTAAAAACACCAAGCGTGCCGGTGGAGGTGGCCATGGTCTGCGGGCGCTCTGGTGCGACAACGTCAAGGTGGTCAGGTCTGAAGGATATGAATGTTCAGACAATGGGCTATCGATTGAAATATCAGATCATGCGGTGATGGACCAGTGCGGTGCCTATAACAACAATCAAATGGGCCTGTCACTGAATGCCGTGGTCGACGGGACGATTGTTAACTCATGGGCCCATGACAATGTACAGAGCGGGATTACTGCCGAGTCTGGTGGAATCGGTGCGGATGACCGGTCTAGGAAGTTGTCCCTTGTAAATAATCGGTCTTACGATAACGGTGAAAGTGGGTTGATCGCCGGGACAGCTGGCACAAAAGAGCTGATCATCGTAGGCAATACCTTGGTCGACAATGGTTATTATGGGCTGATTAGCACTTCGCTCGACGCGACACACAAAACGGAGGACGTGCTGATTAATTCAAATATCATCCTTCGGAACGGTCGCCATGGGATATCGTTGATTTCTAGCTCTGGGACCAGCTTTGCCGACAAAGTCGTTATCACTGGCAACGATATCTCAGATAATGGGCAGGAGACAGACGACACCTATGCAGGCGTCAAGGCAGAAAATTCGAATATCACCAGCCTGATCATCACCGGCAACCGGATTTCTCACGACGGGACCGGAAACGTCACCAAGTATGGTCTGGATCTCGGCGGACCAATCTCGGCAGCAACTGTCTCTGGAAATGAGTTGATCGGTCATGCCACGGCTCCCTATACGATAGGTGCAACAGTTTTGACTCTCGGGAAAAACAACCTCGGCGCCCCGTCCCTCGATCTGACCGGAGCGGCCACACCGTCCGTTGCTGTTCACTATCCGGTTTACACGGTCGGGAATACTACGCCACTGACGATCACTAATTTTACGGGAGGCTCGGTGGGACAAACCATCAAACTCAGGTGTACCAGCGGGGCAAACACGACACTGCAAAACAACGCGACTTTAAAGCTGTCTGGATCAATTGACTACCTTATGCCATTCGGAGCCGTGATCTCGCTGACGATGTATAACTCCGGAGTTTGGACCGAAGAGAGCAGGTCGGAACTGTAGATTATGCACCAAGGAGGCCACCTATGCCCGACCTGACCGAAGCCATCACCGAAGCCTATGCCGCCTGCCCGACCGACGTGGTGATCTTCGACACCCTGGAATTCCGGCATCCGTCATTCCAGGATGAAGAGAACAACCCGATCGGCGTGCGGGTGGTCAACGACAACCAGGATCTTCAAGCGACCCTTGAAGCCGCCGCCCCGCTCAACGCCGGCGAGGAGGTGACG